GCGAAGAAAACAAAACACCGTTAATTCACTACCACATGCTAGATACACTAGTGGGCGGCAACCGACGCATAGCAAACATGTGTCATCGAGGAGTCGCTAAGACAACAGTAATGGGTGAATACCTGTTTCTGTACTTGGGCGTGCACGGTGCATTACCAGGCTTCGGTAAAATTGATCTTGGTTTGTATGTATCAGATAGCATCGAGAACGGTGTTAAGAACATGCGCAAAAACCTTGAGTTTCGTTGGGAAAACTCTGACTTCCTAAAAGAGTTTATTCCACAGACGCGATTTACCGACATCCGGTGGGAATTCAAGAACGCAGCAGGCAATACATTCATTGTTAAAGGCTACGGCGCTAAGACAGGCGTTCGTGGTGCTAAAGAAATGGGTACAAGACCCCAGTTAGCGGTGCTGGACGACCTCATCTCCGATGAGGACGCCCGCTCCGCCACTGTGATCAGTGCAGTGGAAGATACAATCTACAAAGCAGTGGAATACGCGCTACATCCTAAGAAGAACCTGATGGTGTGGAGTGGAACTCCGTTTAACGCTAAAGATCCGTTGTACAAGGCTGTTGAGTCAGGTGCATGGGCAGTTAACGTGTTTCCAGTGTGCGAACGATTTCCTTGCGAACCAGAAGAATTTCGAGGTAGTTGGCCGGATCGCTTTACCTACACGTATGTGCAGCAGCAGTACGAGAAAGCGCTGAAGCTAGGCAAGCTAGAAACGTTTAACCAGGAGCTTATGCTTCAAATTATGTCTGAGGACGACCGCATCGTCCGAGAAGAAGACATCCGCTGGTACAAGCTAGATTCGATCATCACTAACCCCGGTCGATTCAATTTTTACATCACCACAGACTTTGCTACGTCAGTCAGTGAATCAGCTGACTTCAGTGTGCTTAGCGTGTGGGCGCACAACAATGCTGGAGACTGGTTTTGGGTAGACGGGGTCTGTAAGCGGCAGCTTATGGATGCAAACGTCAATGACTTGTTTCGCTTAGCGCAGCGCTACAAGCCACAGTCTGTAGGCGTCGAAGTTAGTGGGCAACAGAAAGGATTCATCCCTTGGATACAACAAGAAATGATGAATCGAAATAACTATTTCGCGTTAGCAACAGATAACAACTCAAACCAGCCCGGAATACGTCCATCAACTAACAAACTGGCGCGATTCATGGTGGTACAGCCTTGGTTTAAGGCTGGAAAAATGTATTGGCCTTACGAAAGAAGAGAATCTCCTGAAGTCAAAGAATGCATGAACGAGTTGAGTCTGGCATCCCGAGGAGGATTTCGAAGCAAACAAGATGACTTCATTGATACGATTTCAATGTTGCCACTGATGGGTGCTTATCGCCCCAGTGAGCTTGGGGAATTGTCTGCAGGCCAAGACGGCATGTGGGACATGGATGATTACGATGACGAATACACAGCTTTCGATAGCTACGTAGTGTGAGGACACGAAAATGACGTTACAGGATATTTATAATCAGCTTAGTTTCGGTGAGCTTCGCATGTTGTTTATGGGCTCTAATCCAGACGATGTAGACCAAGGATTAGACCAAGATATGTTTATTAGGATGCTTCCACACATCCAGCTTGGTTTAACAGCGCTGCATAAGCGATTTGAGCTAAAAGAAAGCCAATGCACAGTTACTTTAGTGCCTGATCAGTTTGTGTATGTGTTAGCGCCTAAGAAAGCGCTCGATAAGAACTGGCCTAATGACTTATTGCAGATTAAACGTGTATTTGGCGAGCTCGAAGCTAAAGAATACGAGATTCCGCTAAATGACGCTGGCATTGAAGATGCTATCCGCACTACAGCGTTTAATACGCTGCAGCTACCAATGGACGAGGCTACAGCGCCTTGGCTTAAAGAAACTAACAGCTTGCGTGTTGTATATCGCGCTGATCACCCAGCAATCGACGTTCCTATTGCTAATGCTGCACCACTAGTAGAAGACATCTACTTACCAAGCCAGTATCTGGAAGCGTTGTGCTATTACGTGGCTTCGCGCCTATACAACCCAGTAGGTATGACTCCTGGAGCCATGCATGACGGTAACAACTTCTTCCAGCGATACGAAATGGCGTGCCAGCAATTAGAAAACCAAGGCTACGTTATCCATGAAGTTGAAAAACAAGCTCGTTTTGAACAAGCCGGATGGGCTTGATTTCCCAGAAAAAATTCTTTTGTGGGGGCAGACTCGCAACAGACAAAATTAAGAGACTGAATCATGGATCAGGATGTAACTATTCAACAGGACGATTACAACCCACAAGACTGGGAAAACCCGCCGACACTGTTGGATTTAAAGCAAGATCTGACTGATTCATCGTCTGCTCATGAAAGCCAAGTATCACGGATTGAGCGCTGGTTAGATAACTTGCATGTACGCAATGGTGCAGCACCCAAAAGTCCTAAAGGAAAATCTAAAGCCGCGCCTAAGTTGATAAGAAAGCAAGCTGAGTGGCGTTATCCCGCACTCAGTGAGCCTTTCCTCTCTTCAGACGAGATGTTTAGCGTTGATCCCAAGACTTGGGAAGATGTTGACTCTGCACGCCAGAATGCTTTGGTACTTAATAAGCAAATCCAGACTGAAGTAGACAAAGTACGGTTTATCGACGATTACGTGCGCGCAGGCGTAGACGAAGGTACTGCCATTATTCGTATTGGATGGGACTTCCGAGAAGAAGAAGTCACTAAGCAAATACCTGAAGTAGAGTTTATTCCTAACCCAGAGCTTGAGCCGTTGCACATGGAACTGGCTCAAATGAAGGTAACTAACCCGACTGGTTACAAATGGGAAGTGCCTGAAGAGTTGCAAATGGCTCACGACGTGACCATGCAAACAGGTATGCCGCACGAGCCAAACGTCGTAGGCATGAAAGAAGTCGAGCAGCTGCAAGTTGTTAAGAATTGCCCGACACTTGATATCTGTGACTTCCGTAACGTTACGATTGACCCAACCTGTGGGGCAGATCCTGACAAAGCTAGTTTTATTATCTACAGCTTTGAAACCAGCTTGTCTGACCTTAAGAAAGAAGGTCGTTACGAGAACCTCGATGACGTTAGGATCGACAACAATTCTATTCTTGGCACACCAGATCACACTTCAGATAACACTAGCGATTTTAACTTTGCTGATGAGCCACGTAAGAAGGTTGTAGCGCACGAGTACTGGGGCTTCTGGGACTTTAACGACACGGGCATTGCAGAGCCGTTTGTAGCCACATGGATTGGCGACACGTTAATTCGGTTGGAAGAGAACCCTTTTCCAGACAAGAAACTGCCGTTTGTATTTGTACCGCTGCTACCCGTCAAAGGCTCACCGTATGGTGAGCCGGACGGGGAGCTCCTCGAAGATCACCAGAAAGTAATCGGTGCGTTAACCAGAGGCATGATCGACACAATGGCTAAAGCAGCCAATGGTCAGACTGGTATGCGCAAAGACATGTTGGATGCTGTAAACCGCCGTAAGTTTGAGCGTGGCGAAGATTACACGTTCAATGCAGGTGTTGATCCTCGGCAAGGCGTGTTTACACACACAATGACTGAGATTCCAGCATCCGCACAGTTTTTATTGCAGCAGCAACAACTGGAAGCAGAATCCATGACTGGCGTGAAAGCGTTCAGCCAAGGCATTAACTCTGGTTCTATGGGTGATGTCGCTGCAGGTATCCGTGGAGCATTGGATGCTGCATCAAAGCGTGAGAACAGCATTCTGCGTCGCTTAGCTAAGGGCATGGAGAAAGTAGGACGCAAGATCGTTGCAATGAACCAAGAGTTCTTGGAAGAAGAGCAAGTGGTTCGCATTACTAACGACGAGTTTGTAGAAGTACGCCGTGATGACCTTGCTGGTTACTTCGACTTAACACTCAGCATCAGCTCTGCAGAAGAAGACAATGTTAAAGCTCAGGAGCTGGCGTTTATGCTGCAAACCATGGGTCAAACTATGGACCCTGGAATGACGCAGTTGTTGCTTAGAGATATTGCACGCCTGCGTAAAATGCCAGAGCTTGCACACCAAATAGAAAACTATCAGCCGCAGCCTGATCCTGTTGCACAAAAGATGCAAGAACTTGAAGTGGCTAAGCTGGAAGCTGAGATACAAAAGATCAATTCTGAAGCGCAAGAGAACATTGCTCAAGCTAACGCACACGGTGCTAAAGCGCGTGAGTCTAATGCGAGTGCTGATCAATCTAACTTGAACTTCATTGAGCAAGAGTCTGGCGTTACGCAGGAGCGTGAGAAGGAACTTCGCAGTCAACAGGCTATGGGCAACATTGCTTTGGAAAGAGAAAAGGCATCGTTAGCTGCTCCCGCAGCACCAACTCCAACTCGTGAAACTGAGCTCGCTAATTTCTTAGGGCGAAATAATCAAGAAAATTAATCTTTTAGGAAATACAGTCCGTTCCGTAACCCCTGTTACCTACGTCTATGACCACTAGCACTGAGGGAAAAGCATGAACGAAGTAGAAGCAATTGAAGTAAGTATTGAAGACTGCAAGGCAGCCATCGCGCTTGACGATAGTTTGGAGAAGCTCTGGAAGAACCCAGACTTTAAAGCCGTTATCGTCGAAGGTTATTTTCGTAACTATGCAGTTGACATGGTTAACGCAAAATCTAACCCAGGTTGCCAGCGGGAAGAAGTTCAAACCGCAATTGTGAAATCAATTGACGGTATTGGAGCTTTGAGACAGTACTTCGCTAAGTTGGAAAATGAAGCCAACATGGCAAAGAACGCCTTAGCAGAATCTGAGGAAGAATTAGAAGTTCTCAGAACTGAAGGGGTCATGTAATGGATTCCGCTGAAAACATGACTCCCGTGGAGGCTGAGGCTGAAGAGCAGTATTTAGGCATGTCAGACGACGAGTTTGCCAGCATGGATACCAATGTTCTCAGCGAGCCTGAGATTGTTGAAGAAGAAGAAGATGAGGAAGTCGAAGAGGAAGAATTCGATGATGACTCAACTGAAACAGACAGCGGAGCTGACGTTTATGATGACGAAAGCGACGATGATAGCGATTCCGATAGTGATGTTGACGATGTCGATGTTGACAGCGACAGCAGTGACGACGCATCTGACGAAGAAACTTCTGAAGAAGAAGTCGAAACAGACAGCGCCGAAGCCCACCGAAGTTTCGTAGAGCAGATAACTGCACCGTTTAAAGCGAACGGAAAAACAATGAAGATCGATACCGCAGAAGACGCGGTTCGATTAATGCAAATGGGGGCTAACTACAGCCGCAAGATGGCTTCAATGAAGCCCCATTTGAAAGTGTTAAAAACTCTGGAGAAGCACGATATCACTGAAGAGAAGCTGAGCTTCTTGATTGATATTGACAAGAAAGATCCGGGAGCCATTGCTCGGTTGTTGAAAGACAGCCAGATTGACCCCATAGATTTTGACGCTGAGACCAGAGAGAAAGAGTACAAAGCAACGAACCACTCCGTCGATGAACGAGAGATAGCACTCGATGAGGTTATTGAGGACATTAAGGACTCAGATACCTATTCAAGAACTCTCGATGTTGTTGGTGGTAAATGGGACGCTGCTAGTAAGCGTGTAGTGACTGACAACCCTGAACTACTTCGCCTCATCAATGACCACATGGCTAGTGGTGTTTATGAAGTGATTAGCAATCAGCTTGAACAGGATCGAATGCTTGGTCGCTTAGGCGGCATGTCCGACATCGAAGCATACCGAAACGTTGGTGACGCAATCGAAGCTCGTGGTGGTTT